CAATCTGCCCCTGACTGATCGGAAACAGGAAGCTGCCGACAAAGAAGTTAGATCCAGCACGCACAAGCGAGGGTTGCACCCAGATGCCACCGTTATCGTTCACACGCTTGCCGAACACAATCGGCACTGTTTCGCCAGCTGTCGCAATGCGCTGTTGTGCGCCTAGGTCAGACTTTGGCGTCTTGCGGTTCTCTGGCGCTTGATCTTGTTTTGCTGCAGCCTGATGAGGTGTTGACTCGAATTGGATTCGCCCGCTAACAAGACCAATGGCACCGCTGGGAAACTTTTGCTGCGTCCAATTGAACTGAGGTGCAGCTTGCTGCAGGATCGCCATGTCACGATCCGCAGCCTCTTGAAAGAACTTGTTGATGTCAAGCGCCATCACTCACTCTCCTTGCAGCGTTGCAACGCCGCAGCCAAGACCATCGGTGGCACGATAGTCAAACACTTGGTCACAGTCTGCACATCGCTGATTTCTGTGTCATCAGCAGCAAGGTAGACGCGGCGTGTTCCATCTACGGCCAGTCTCACGCCCTGATGTGTAGTGCCATCAGAGCACTCCACTTCAACATTGATCGCAAGAATCTGCATCGTCATCGTCCCACAAATCTCCCGATCAGATCGGATGCAATCTTGCGAGTTGGAATCTGCGGCCTTGTCTTATCAATCACTGGGGTAATGGCCCAGTTGACAGATGTGTCATTTACTTCAGCCCCATCGATACCGCCAATGTATCTGCTGACAAGCGTGGCGCTAGCAGGGTCGAGTTGATCCTCGCCAGCATCCTGCAGATACAGCGAGGCGATCACAAGGCGATTTGCCCCAATGGCTGTGTCAGTCAAATCGATGATATCACCAGTTGCTGCGATCTCAACCGATAGCTCGCCAATGCCACTAGCGGACTTCAACGTAAAACCGGAGACACTGAATGGGATATATACGAATCTGCCCTGCACGGCGCTATCGACTGTTGATAGATCCTGCGGCACTTGGTAGAAGTTCTGCCAGCGCCGCGTTGGTGAGCGTTTGCCGGTGCTTGGATCGTACACGCTGCTGCGATCAGCGTAATACTCAAGGAAGCAAAGCAGATCGTAATAAGCCATCAGGCCATCCCCAGCTGCCGGCGCACGCTGCCATCGCCTGCAATCAGGCTCAGCGTTTGATTAACGCCAGCCTGTACGGCACGGCTGAGATCTTGTGTCGTCACATAATTGCTGCCATTCATCTGCATCACCGGGCCAGTTTGAATGCTGACATTGGCGCTGCTGGGCACAACCACGCCACCCTCAGCAAAGCGTGGGATAGCGCTTGCGCCACGCTTGCCGGCCATCCAGTTAGCGGCGAATCCGCTGGCCTTGGATTGCGGCACGATGTATTCCGGCTCGCCGCCCTCACCCACCATGGCGATGGTCGGGCCACTGACAACGCCACCCTCAGCAAATCGAGGTAACTTGACCGGGCTAACCTTCGGGATGCTGACGCCAGGTACGCGGTTGGCCGCGGCAATCAGTGCATTGATTGCACTCACAGCACCATTAATGCCGCCTTCAATCGCGCCCATGATGCCGTTCAGCGCACCCTTCACTACGCCAAGGGCAGCGGTGAATGGAGCCGAGATGATCTGCTGCATCCCGGCCCATGCGTTCTGGATGAACTGCACCGACTGCTGGAAGGCGCTCTGCAACGGCGTGATGAAGTTCTGCTGAATCCACTGCCAGCCTTGCTCGAATGGCTGCTTGAGAAATTGAAAAATCTGAATCCATGGCTTGGCATAGAAATCAATGACCTGCTGCCCAAGCTGGATCACGGGATCGATGAAGACCGTCTTGAATCCCATCGCTGCATCAGCGATGAATCCGCCAATCGCTTGAAACGCTGCACCGATCTGATCACGGAAGGCGTAGATCGCTACGCCAGCAGCAACAGCAAGCGCCACCCATCCAACTGGGCCGCTGAACACCGCCACCAGTATCTGGCCGAGACTGCCAAGGCCAGCCACCAGTGGACCAATGGCACCAGCCCAGCCGGCGATCACAGCAGGGATTCCGACAATCGCTGCAGCAATGCCAGCCACTAGCGGGCCGAACGTAGTCAGTACTGTGACGATTGCTGTGATGGCAGGCGCCAATGCGATGAAGGCCACTGTGAGTGCAGCAGCGCCGGCTACGAATCCTTGCTGTTGCGGCGTCAGCGTGGCGAACCACTGGCCGATCTGAGCCAGTGTGCTGACAAAGCCAGTCAAGATTGGAACTAAGGCTGCAATCGCCCCAGGCAATGCGGCACCAAGCTGCTGCGCCAGTTGCGTGATGTATGGCAGTGAGGCTGCAATCGCCTGATTAAACGGCCCCGCCAGTTCACGCATGATCATATTGATCGCATCATTGAATCGGTCGGCAGCCTCAGCCATCTCCTTAGTGATGGTCGCTGAATATTGACTCATCGCCTCGCGGCCACCGTTCAACATCGGAATCAGGTTGGCGCCTGATTTGCCGAAGATTTCCATAGCCAGAGCAGTCTTCTGCGCACCATCTGGCAGCTTGCTGAACTTGTCGGCAATGTCGAGCATCACCTGATCAACGCTGCGGATCTTGCCTTGTGTATCGGTCGAGCTGATGCCAATCGATCTCAAGGCTTCGTTGACCTTTGAAGATGGATCAACAATCCCCTTCGACAACTTGCCCATCGCCTTGGCGACTTCCTCGATGCTGCTGCCGCTATCTTCTGCTGCTGCGCCAAACTTGCTGAGCGTCTCAACGCCAACACCAGTGCGTTGGCTCAGATCGTTGAGATTGTCTGCTGCATCAATCGCGTTCTTGCCAAGCACCGCAAGACCGCCAACTGCAGCAGCACCGAGACCGGCAATGGCGATGCCGGCATTCTTGGCCATTCCGCCCAGCTTGCTGAATGCACCACTCAAGCCACTGGCTTGATTGTTCGCCTTATCAAGCGAACGAGTCAAACCATCAATCTGCGCCAGACCGTCAACCTTGGCCCTGATCGTCAGGGCGGTTGTCATGTCCAGCGCCATGGCTATTTCTTGCGCTTGTTGACTGCTGCAACCACTGTAGCCTCGATGATCTGCAGATCACCTAGAACCTCGGCCGGATCATCGATCTGCAGCAGATCAAACACCCAGCGCACGGCGCCATAGTCGAGGCCGATCATGGTACCTGAATCAGTACGCCATTGTGTCTGCACCTTTAGGAACACACGCACGGCTGCCCATGCCTCTGGCTCCACCTCGAAGTTGACGGCCGCTTTGCTCGGTGGTGGTTCGATGCCGAACACAGCTGCATCCTTTGCTGTGTCGTCAACCTCCATGCCGCCTAGCCAATGCTCAGCGGCCCCGATCAGTTTTTTCTCTTCTGCTCCACCAGCGACTCGAAGTAGGCGGCAACTAATGCACCGGCCATCATCGGGACATCCAGCAGTTGCGCCTTCACCGCATTGCTGAATGGCACTGGCTCACCATCGCCGTCCACGATGCCATCCCAGCCCACCAGGATCTCATCGGCAATGCTCTGATCACTGACGCCCTCGCCAGTGTCTTCGCCCTTTTCGTTCGCCTTAACGCGCAGCTGTACTTCGCGCTGGATCTCATTGATGCGGCTCTGTGCCAGCCGCTTGAACTCAGCGTCAAATGTCTGCCGCTCTCGTTTCCCACCGTTGGCCGGGAGCTTGATGCTCACCGGCCAGGTGTAGGAGTCCGACTGCTTAAGGACAAATGCCACGCGGATCAGGTGAAGACAATCTCCATCTCATCATTGCCCGAATCGGTCGGAGTGGCAATGTATGGCAGGGTCAGCATCTGGATGCCGTCTTCATCGCTGTAGGACGGGTTGCCCAGATCGATCTGATCAGCGGTGAAGGTCACGATGTTGCCAGCGGTCTGGCCGTGCTGGAAGGTCAGGTTTCCAGTGCTGCTGCCGGTGGCATCGTTGAAGAAGTTGTGAGCGCTGACCGAGACAGCTTCAATCATCACTTCACCAGCAGGGGCGCGGTTGGTGATGATCACTTCCTTGGTGCAGCCCACCAGCTCGCGATAGACCAGCTCATTGGCCAGTTCCATCGTGAAACTCTGAAGGCAGCCTGCATAGCTAAATACCTCGAAGCCAGTGGTGTTGCCCTGCTTGAACACCACCGGATCAGCCTGATTGGCGTAGGTCGGGCTGCTGATGGCCGATGCAGTCGGAGCGTTGTAGATGCCCGTGAACTCAAAGGCGATGGTGGGGATTTCGCCCACGGTGCAGTTCAGGGAGAAGGTGCCGCGGCAGCCAGTGGCCTTGTGCAGCACGCCATCGTTGTTGAAATAGATCGTGACCGAACCGGGCGAGGTATTGCTGTTGGGCGTATAGGTCACGCTCGTGCTGGCCGATACGGTCTCAGTGAACGAACAGGCTTTCAGCAGCGGACCATAAGCCGGCGCAGTGCCAGCAGTGCCGGAACCTGCCAGTTCAACCTCGAAGTTCACCAGCACACGGGTTTGCGCCAGCAGCTGCTCGGATTGGCCGAGGTAAGGGCGAATCAGCTCACGGCTAACGGTGTCAGCCTCGAGGGGCGTCACCTCGATATTGCGCACCAGGATGGCGTTGGCGCCAACAGTTGGCGTAGGGTCAACACCGTAAGTAGTTTCAATTTCGGCCAGCAGCAGCTGGCGGCGGGAAAGCAGCGGCATGGCTTGGCCGGATGGAATCTTTCAACCCATCGTAGCCGGCTCAGCTGATAGTCAAATTGGTGACTGAGGTGCGATAACGCACAAGATATTCACAGCCAATCACGCCAGCCGGTTGATCAGCTTCCACCATCTCGAAGCTCACCGATTGCGGTTGCACATCAATGGCATATCCGCCCAGGGTGAGATCGGCCATCATCTTGGCGTGCAGGCTCTCGATGATTGGATCAGCCGTCTGATCCGGCACCGTGCCGCGCACGATCACCGCGATCCGCACGGTAAGGCTCCAATCCAGCGTGGGCAAACTGGTGTTCTGCTGCGCTGTATCCGAGATCGGCTCGATCACAAGTGCCGGGCTTTCGCCGCGGCTCAGTGGTTCCACCCTGCTGCGATAGATCCGGGTGCTGACGCCAGTGGTTCCGGTGAGCGCCGTGCGAATCGCCGTCAGTACCTGTTCGCGCTTGGTAGTCATGGTTATGCGGAGGCAACCTGCACCACTGTGCAGATGATGCCGGGGATGCTGGGATGTGCCGGACTACTTGATGCCGGATCGGCATTTATATAGGCTGCCACATTGCTGGTCATCCACATCAGCTCAATGTAGTCACCACCTACCAAGCCCAGCACAAAGTTTACGGTGCCGATAACGTTGCCTTCCACGCCTCCATGGCTGGAAATGACACTGAACTTGCTGTCGCTAGCAGGCACATCACCACTGCTACCGCTGTCGTTCTTGCGCAACCAGACGTTCACATCATGGATCTGCGCGTCACTATTGCTGAACTGGATCGAGAACGTGAAGCTATAGATTCCGGGATGGTCAACCGTGATCCGGCTGTCCGAGACGATTCTTACGCCACGGCTTGTCAGATCAACCTGTCCTAAAAAAATCGGATAGGCAGTGTTGATCGCCGCCGCAACTTGTGAAGTCGTATCCCAGAACGATCCCCAGTAACCAGGGCAGCCGTGATATGGCAGCTTGCTCCATGGCGTCAGGCCATTGCCGATCTTGAGGTTCTGCGTATCGCTCTCAAGGCCAGGCTCTCCTGCCATAAGCACAGGATTCAGCGCTGTCCATTGGCTTCTGGTGTTGACCTTGAATGGACCGCTCATGTCTTTTGCAATCCGAGTTGTACGAACTTGCCATCATCCATGAGCATGGTCTCTCTGACGGTATAAGCAGTCCCATCCACAGTGATCGAATCGCCGCGGATGAGACTGCCGAAGTTTGAGGATCTGGCCGTCAGCGTGTAGTCAGTGCTGAGCACCATCCCATTGCTGATCACCTGGCTTGGCATGTCCAGGATTCCTTTCGCAGTAACGGCGCCAGCGGTGCAGCTGACGCCGAAGTCTGCGAGGAACACATCCAGATCCTCAGTGAACGCCATGCTCAGCTGTACTTCTTAGAGCCGAGAGCCACCACGGAAACGGCGCCGGTGCCGGTGCCGCCGGTCACAGTGAAGAGCACGCGAACGTAGCGACGGAGATCGTTGCTGTTCAGGTAGATCTTCTCTTGGAATGCAGTGTTAGCGGCAGCAGCGGTGAAGCCGCCACCGGTCACGTCCACGAAATCGCCGGAAGTAGTGGTGTTGCTGTGCTGGATCTTGGCAGTCAGGGTGACGCCAGAGCCTGCAGCAGCTGCATCGATGATGAAGGCAATGTCGCCCTCATAATCCACGAGATCAACGTTGGCGGGGGTGCCAGCGCCGGTGGATGCCACGACTGCGTTGTTATGCAGCTCGAGCAGATCGGTTTTAGATCCGAGGTTGTGGATGGTCATGATTTTGCCCTCCGTCGGGGGGTGGTTGGTTTAGGTGCAGGTTGAGCAATGGTCTCAACTGCGTCTACTACAGAGGCAACAGCCTCAACAGCTTTGCCGATACCGATCAGGAGTTTGGCGTCAGAGGGGGAAGCCTCTAGGACTTCCCCAGTTTTGACGACCCGGCCCGCCAGCATCGTTTGCCGTAAGACCTTGATCAACATGATCAGAGGGTGTTGTTGCCGCGGCTGAAGGATTCAGGGTGACGGACGGCAATGTCCACATCCTGCATAGCCACCACGCGCACGGTGCCGGAGGTGCTGTTGGTGTAGGGATCCACCATCAGATCCAGGCCGGAGAAGTAGCCAATGATCAGGTCAGCGAAGTTGCCAAACCACAGATCGCCAGAGGCGACTTGGTTGGACAGCACACCCTGATAGCCGTTCACTTCATTGCCTTCCATGACGAACATGCCGGAACCTGCGTCCTTGGCTTTGGTCTTGAGGCCGCCGCGCATGGCAGCGTTCATCAGGTAGACGGGGTTGCCGAGCAGTGCGTTGGCGGTTGCCACGTCGCTCTCAAGTGCCACCACCTCAGCGAAGGTAGGGGTATCAGCGGCGAAGTCTTCGGTGCCGATGCCGGTGGTCAGCTTCAGGCCGAGGGGCTCACCGTTGGAGCCGGTGCCATAGAGGCCAGCCAGATCGATCTTGAGTGCCAGCACACGAGCCAAGTCGGTGCGCACCATGTTCTCCACATCGATGGAGGACTGGATCATCAGGCGGCGGCTGTAGTCAGTGAAGGCAGCCACGGTCTTAGGAGTCAGGCTCACCTGATCCACGGTTTGCTGCGACTCGGTGGGAGCACCGGATTCAGCAACCCAATAAGCGGTCCCCGCCCCCGACTGACGGGGAATGGCCACGTTGCCGGTAAGGCCGGTCAGCACAGTGGCGCCAGCCTGATCCAGAGCCGAGGCATTGCGCAGCAGATCGATGAAGCTGCCAGCATCCAGCTCAGTGGCAACCAGGTTGCCGCCGGCGGTTGCAGCACCGACGTTCAGGTCACGGCGCAGCACATCCTGGGGGATGGTGATGCCGCGGGACTGACGGCCGAGCTTTGCAGCAGCAGCTTCAGATGCCTCGATCTCGAATGCAGCAGCCTCGCGGGCAGCGCGGTCGGTCGGGTTGGCCAGATAGTTAATGGCACGCATGAAGGAGAAGCTGCGGCTCTCCTTCTCAGTCAGGCCGATTTCAGCGGCGCTCATGTTCACAGGCTCCTGTTTGATGTCGAGGTTGTCGAGCACAGCAGCGCGGGCCTCGTCGATAGAACGACCAGACTCGATCAGCTGGCGGCCGAGATCGGCCATACCGTGCTTTTCGGTCAGTGCAGAAATGCCAGCGATGCGGGAGCGCTCAGCCTCAGCGGCTTCGGCCCGCACCACTGCCAGATCAGGGGTGGTGTTTTCCATTGCAGGAATGGGATCAGGTGTAGGTGCTGCCGAGGCAGCTTGCTCGGCCTCTAAGGATCTGCCGATCCCGACGCCGGGATCAGCCGGCACCGAGACAACAGAAACCTCATAAGGAGACCAGGCAGTGGCAACAAAGTCACCGCTGCCGCGCTCCTCCATTTTGTCGATGGAGTAGCCAAAGGAGACATTCCGAAGAACGCCATCCTTTACATCGTTCAGGACTTCCTGAGCGAATGGATTGCGGCTGAACCGCACACGTGCATAACCGCGGCGACGTTTGCCATCGATGTATGCACGCTCCACAACACCAATCACACGATCAGGGTTGTGGTTGAACAGCAGCGGTGCGCCATCATTCAGGCGACTGAGATCAGCGGCATTGCCCTCGTGGCTCAGGATCTCATTGCCGAAGTAACGGGCAACGGGATACTCAGAGCTGAAAGGAAACTCATAGGTGCGATCTTCAACCTCATCGAAGGTTGTGATCTCAGCGCGTTGGTGCCGCCCGATGCCGGGCATCGCACGCAGCTCAGCGATCTTGCGCAGCGTCGAGAATTTATGGCCCACCAGTGTCTCGGTGGCTTCCCATCCATCCTCGCCCTCGCTGTAGATCCGAATCAATGCAGCCGGATCATCAGCGCTGGCTTCAATGCTGAACTCAGTGCCGGGTACGCCCAGCGTGCCCTCGCGCATTACATGCTCGATCCGGCCGCGGGCAGTGCCACCGCTCGAATCCCACTGCACAAAGTCACCCTCTGAAAGCTCATCAGGTTCAGCACGCAGCACGCGCTGCTCGCCTGTTGCCTCCTCAAACATGATCGGATCCATCTCGTGCTCACTCAGCCAATCACGCGCTTCGGATGGCGTGAATTGCTGCGCGTCAAACCGCACTGCCTGAATCTCGCTCTCGCCTTCCTTTATTCCGTAGATGAAATCAATCCCTTCACCGCCGGCGCCATTCTCCCGGCGCAGTTCGTCGTACTGATCGGGATCAGTCAACCTCGCGGCATGTTCATTTGGATAAGGGCGCGCCTCTTCCATTTGTCTATCCTGCAATGCCTTGATTCTATCCGCCTTCTCATTCGCCCAACTCTGCCCAGCATCACCGCCCCATGCGGCCCATGCAACGCGACCGGCTGATGGATAGCCATCCTCACCGGGGCTGAATCCCTCGCCTTGCTTATCAACCTCATGGCGGGCGAACCATGCCGCCATCGTGATCACTGTGTCAGGTGATAACTCATCACCGCTCAGGATCTGACGCGACCTGGCCGCGGCAACCTCAGTGCCACCTGCTTTGCCATCAGCCTTCCAATCGCGATACCGCTGCGCCTCTTCCCTCATGCCTTCAGTAGGCATCAGGTCAACCTCAGTGCCGGCAACAGTTGCCATCAGTCCTCAGGCCCTTCGAGCGGATCCTCGAGAACTGATTCCTCTTCGTATTCCTCTTCATTCATCGGCGGTTCCGTATCCTCAAACGCCGGCTGGCCGCCCATCGTCACAGCAGGCTGCGAACCACCGCCAGCATTCACCTCACTGGGATCCGTGTCGAGAACAATATCCATCTCATCCAACATCGCCAGCTCAGCCTGACGCGCCATCAGCACATCATCGAGATCGCCACCCTGCTCGCTGATCACCTGGCCCAATGTCTTGAAGCCACATCGCACCGCATCCTTGTAGGCATTCACTTCCTTCTGCGGGTCCACCCACTCCCAGCTGCGTGGAATCCAGCGGCTGGCGCGGTAGCGGTCCGGGTTTGTCTCATATGCAGGCAAGTTCAGCTCACCGCTCAGCACCGCCATCTCGAGCCAGTTCTCAAACACCGTCTGGTGGAAGTTCTCGATGAAGAACCGCTGCAGCACCTTGTACGTATCGCGCTCCTCAAGCAGGCTCAGCCGGCTGCTGCTGTAGTTGCTCTCTGAGAAGTTCTTGCTAATGCTCTCGAAGCTCACCCCAACGCCAGCCGCCACAGCACGCAGCATCGAACGCGTGAATGGTTCCAGCTGGCCGTCCGGTGCATTCAGATCCGGCACCGTCACGCTTTCGCCTGGCGCCAGATACTTGAACACACCAGGCTGGAAATCGCTCACGCGCTCGTTCTCATACACCTCATCACCAATCAGCTCACCCTCAGGCGATTGGATGAATCCCATCAGCGCACTGCTCGCCCTGGCCCGCACCACCTCGGCCTCCTCATAACCTTGCAGCATGTGCAGCCGCATCAGTGCCGAGGCGAACCAAGTGACTCCTCGTGTCTGGCCGGGGCGCTCAGGCAGGAAAAGATGTATGCACTCATCAGCAGGCACACGCACACGCCGCCCATTTGTGCGTGGGTTGCCCGCATACGTGTCGCCAGGGTGGTTGGCGTAGAAGTGGTACGCCTGCGGCCGCAGGTAGCTATCGACCTCAATGCCCATCCGCACCGTGTTGCCTTCCTTGGCCTGCGGAATGTCGTCGTCGATCAGGTAGTCAGCCTCGAGCACCTGCAGCGCGAACGGCACACGCGAATCACCAAACGGCTTGCGGATCATCCGCACGAACACCTCACCGCTCTCCGCCAAGCTGCGGCATAGCAGGCGCTCCATATCATGGAAGCCCAGCAGCCCGCTCACATCACAGCGGCTCTTGTGCATCCACCGTTCCCATGCCTCGTGGATCTGGCCGTTGATCGCCTCATCCAACCGGCCGCCACGCAGCATCCGCACCTGCGACTGGTGCTTGATGCCGTGCCCAATCACATTGTTCTGGATGCTCCGCAACGCTTGCCGCGCATAGTCGTTGTCACGGCACAGCTGACGCGCACGATTGCGCAGCGCCTTGAAGCTGCTCTTGATTTCGCTGTCGGCACTCGTGCCGCTTGTCACCCAGTCAGCCGTGAGCCGGCTAACCCTTGCGCCCTGATACGCCCGCGCACGTGGCCGCATCGGCTCAAAACCCATCGCCTTGAATAGCCGCGTCCGCAATCCCATCAGAACCTCACGAATAGGTTGTGCGGATTGCCCAAGCCGTTGGCGATCAGGTCCGCCATTTGCTCGCGCTTCACCTCAGCCTTCAGCTTACTTTCGCGCTCCATCAGCTCACCTAGATCCAGCTTGGTAAAGCTCCGGCTGCCGATTGTGTATTGCTTAGCGCCAGCGCTAACAATCGCGCGGATTGCAGCCTGTACGGCATCCAAATCAATCTGCGCTTGTGACCGTCCATCAAACGCACCAGGCGAACCGGCATATGACAACGCCGCATCCACAGTCAGCTGGCCAGCGCCCAGCGTCACCTTCTCACTGCCGGCCGTAGCAATCGCCTGCCAATACCACTGCCCAGCATCAAACCCGGCGCTCGTGCTAGCCGCGATGGTGAACTCCCACCCCGTGCCATAGGCAGTGCCCACCACCGTGGCACCCTCGCTTGCAGTGTTAGTGCGCAGGTAGTACGTCAGCGTCCACGTGCCGCTGCTGATCTCATTGCCGAGATTGTCGACGCCCGCAATATCACGCCACTTCACCGTGTCGCCTGCCCTGATTGTCGCGGGGATGTTCACGGCTACCAGTTGCCAACAAAGCCAGGCCCAGCCGCTGCCGGCTGTTGCTTCCTCGATCTTAGCGGTGCTTTCTTGCCTTCTTCCAACTGCACTCTCAACTGTTCCCACATCGTCGCCTTATTCATCCTCCGCCCATAGATCAACATCGCCGCATAGCCATACACCGCACAATCCAACGCTTCATTGCGATCACCCGCTTTCTTCACCCACTCCCTGATCGGAAAGCCACGGTGATACCTGAGCGCCTGCCGCTCACTCGTGAGCTGCCGGTAGTACTCATCATCAGCAGCCAATCCAAAGTTCAAGCCGCCCTTTGTCTCGTTATGGCGGAGCCGGCCAAACAACGTCGTCTTGATCGTGTCGGTGCCCAGCTGATACAGCGTCACACCACGCTTGATCACCCGCCCGCGCCAGTTCACATCCACCTTGCTGCCCTTGCCCACTGCCGGACTATTGCGCCTACTGCTGCCCTTGATCGCCACCACGCCTTGGCTCACGCGATCACGCACGTACCGATACACCTCATGCGTGCAGTGGCCGCCAGAGTCCACCGCCACCTGCGCCAGCTTCAGGTGGCGCTTGCTCTCCGTTTCCCACTCAGTAGCGATCACCTGATCCAGTTGCTCCCATACCTCCGTCTGCGTCGGGTCGCCCATCAGCTCCTGATGCCACACCAGCCATCCGGTCTCACCCTCACCCCAACCCCACACACTCACCGCTAGCCGGTTGTCCTGCACGTCAACGCCAGCCGTCAACAGCACCACACCAGCAGGGCACACGCCCGGCTTGTAATCCATCCGCCGCGCCATCAATCCATCGGCGCTCACCTTTGCCGCGTAATCCTCCTCCCACGTCTCAGCCAGCCGCGTATTCACGAACGACTTCAACGCCGGCGCGTCGCCCTTGGCACGCAGGAAGTCATCCACCAGTTGCCCCCAGCTGCACCATCCCAGCGGGCTATACAACCCCGACAGATGGAAGCCAGCCGTGCGCCCATTGCTCGGTGCTGTCGCACGCCACTCGCCACCCCTGAGCATCGCCGGCTTGTGCATCTCAGCGAACCGCTCGCCGCAGTGCTCGCACTGATACCTCGCGCTCTCCGGCTTGCCCTCGTCCCATTTCAGCTGCCCCCACTTCAACCACTCCATCGCGCCGCACGATGGGCACGGCACATAGAACCGCCGCTGATCGCTCCGTTGATATTCCGCCTCGATCCGGCTGAAGTCCTTCACGGTCGGGGTGCTGGTGAGCAAGATCTTCCGCCGCGCGAACGTCGTCGTCCGCCGCTCCGCCAAGCTCACCGGGTCACCCTCCCCATCCACATCAGCGGGAAAGCCATCCACCTCATCGCAGAACAAATACCTACACGGCGCTGATCGCAATCCGGTGGCACTGTTCGCCCCGGTCAACAACATGATTCCGCCCACATACTCTTTGGCAAACATCGTGTTGCCACTGTCACGGCTCCGAGCCGGCGCGATCTTGGCCGCCAAGCACGGCGTCTCCGTGATCATGCTCTCGAGCCGCTGCTTACTCAGCCGCTTCGCCATCTCCACCGTCGGCTGCACGCACAGCATCGGCCCCGGCGCATGGTCGATCACATACCCCAGCCAGTTGCTGCCGGCCTCCGTCTTGCCCGTCTGCGCTGCAAACATCATCACCACCCTCTGCACCGGGCTTTCACTGCTCAGGCAGTCCATCGGCTCGCGCAGGTAAGGCGTCCGATCCGTCCGCCATGGGCCCGGCTCAGCGCTCGCCTTGCTGCTCAGCTTCCGATACCGATCAGCCCACTCGCTCACCGTCAGCGGCTGCTCAGGCCGCAGGCCCTCCAAAAACCCATCACGCCACGCATCAGCCATCACACAGCTCCACAAGCGCCGCACGGTGCTCCTGCGTCAGCACCTGATGGATCACCGTCGGATCCGTCTCGCCCGCCAGCTGGTGGCTCAACCTGTCCGCCAAATTCGCCAGCGCCTCACGCACACTGCGGCCCATCTTGAACGCTTCCTTTTTCACCTCATCAGCAGGCACCAGCTCACCACGCTGCTGCGTCACTTGCAGCTTCGCTAGCTCCGCCTGATAGTGCTCACGCCGCGCACGGCTCTCATTCAGATCCGGGATCGCATCATCCGGCAACCCCTCAACACGCCGCTTCAACTCAGCCGCATCGCGGGGTGGTTCCACCTCAATCGGATCAGCTCGCCGCACCTTGCTGTTGTGCGTCGCCCTCGTGTTCTTGTCCCATAGCTCAATCGCAAGATCACGATCCAGCCAGCGTTTGCCATCCTTCTCCACCACAGCTGCAGCAATCCGCGCCTTGCTCGCAGCCGTAACCGTGCCCTTCGCGCACCCTTTGATCGCTGCAAACTCACTAAACGTGACTAGCAAGCGTTAAACGCCTCTAATTCAGTTCAATACTATGGAATTATTGAACTCTCAAACTGGGATTGGGGTGAGATTACTGAGATCCCCTGCGCCGCAATGGGTTTGAGAGGTTCGGGGGCTGACGCTAGCGGAAGCGGGTGCGAACGAACGACCCACACAGTATTGGCTTGGAAGGACCCGCGCGGCGTCAGCGAGCGGTCGCGATGGCCTTGTCGAGCGCAGCGCTGAGTGCATCGTTGAAGTTGCGAGCAACGATCTTCTCTCCGATGTCTTGAATCGGGAAGCGGCCTGTGTATCGCGGTGCTGCTGATGCTGCGATGAAGTAAGGGAACAGCTGCTCACGTGAGCGGCGATAGATGCCAGGCGGTCTGTCGCCTGCACCTCGTGGTGTGCCAACGAAGAAGCCGCCTCGCTTGTTGGTGGTGCTCAGTCCTTTGCTGATTGATCGCAGCGTGGCGAGTGACACGTTGCCTGCGTCTGTGGTCTTGACCAGGGAGGTGGGCACCAGGGTGGTACCAGGGGGGAGGGTGCCGTCGTTGTCAGCGCCAGCGAAGTAGCGCTCAAAGCCTTTGGCTACACGCTGCCCGCCTTGGATGCCATAGCGCAGGTAGCGGGCTCTGTTGCGGCCTTGCTGGTTGTTGGCGAAGACATAGGCGGTGAGTGTGGACTTTTTGGCCTTGTCTACCAAGAAGGCGGTCTGCGTGAACTTGACGGGCCCTTGGAAGTATTGACGGGTTGCGCCATTGAGGGATGTGCGTGCCTTGAAGGCCACATCGTTGAGGGCAACGGACGTGGCGAAGGGCAGTTGCTTGGCGACAGCCTGCGACCACCTCGAGGCTTGCACGAGGCCCTGCTGATCGATCTCGAGGGTGATGGCCATGCCCCAAGGGTAGGCGGAGCGGAGGTAGGCAAATCGCGAGGGCAAGTCAGTCTTACCTGTCTCAAATGAGACGGATTTGAGACTTGCCAACCCTCCAACCCGTGCCTACCTCCCTATACCTTTTCCTTTTTCCCCCTCTCCCCTCCCCTCTCCTCTATTTATATATACTCTTTATATAAGGATAGAAGGTAGGAGAGGGTAGAAGACGCCATGCAACGCAATGGATCTGGGGTTGCCTACCTCAGCAGTGAGGTTGGCAATAGACCCACTTCTGAACCCCATCGCAGAGTTTGCGTCGTTTGACCAGTCCAAGCTCTCTGAGGATGGAAGCGATCTGCATCTGATCAGCGCGAGACTGGCGCTCCACGGGCTTGCCGATGGCGTCAGTGAGCAAGATCTCAGTGGTGATCGGGGTTCCGGCGTTTCTGGGCGATGCAAGCCATGAGCGCACCGGAGCGAGCCAAGGTGATTCAACTAGGTAGGCAAGGTTCGCTTCCGCGACCTGGCGCTCCTGCTCTCGGGGTAGGTGATTGTGCTCACCGTTGCGGTATGCGGCGACGGCTGCGGACCAGATCGCATCACGCTCAAGCAGCAGGCCATCCACCTCGATCATTCCCTGCACGTCCACGGGGATAACCCAGAAGCGGCGGTTGCCGGTGTCGTCGATCAGGAAGCCGGTGTCGCGGTTGGTGGAGCCGACGATGATCGAGCGGCGTGGGAAATCTTCCATCGCCTTGCCATACGGCACGCGATAGGAATCGGTTTGGCGGGATAGGAAGGCTTTGATCTTGCCGGCGTGGTTCTTGCCGGTGATGCGGTCGATCTCACCCCATTCATGGATCCATGCCTTGCCGACTAGGAGCAGGTCATCCTTGTTATTGATATCGCCTAGGGCATCAGAGAAGAACGGGCCGCCGAGGTTGCGCCAGAAGGTTGATTTGCCGCAGCCTTGTGGGCCCATGAGGACGCAGGCGGCATCGTGCTTGGCGCCGGGTTCATAGATGCGGCGCACGGCTGCGATGAGGGTGCAGCGCAGCATGGCGTCATAGAGCGAGCCAGGCTGATCAGCGGGCCGCAGGTATGCGGTGCTGAGGTGGTCGATTGATGCGGGGGCGACCTGTTCGGAGACGCGATCTAGATAATCGCGGACGGGATCGTATTGGTTCTCCTTGGCGACAAAGACCAGGGCATCGGCTGCTAGCTCCTTGCCGACCTTGATATTGAGCTGGGCCAGCTGAAGGTAGTAGTGCTCGAGATCGGTGATCGCCTTACCGTCGAGTTCGACAGATTGGTTGTAGATGTTGAAGCGCAGCCGATCCGATAGCTGCTGGCGCAGCAGGGTGAGCAGCTCATTGGTTTCGAGCTTGATTGGTTTGGCACCGCCTGCTGTTGCGGCCACATCAGGGGGCAGTACGGATTGGAGCGCCTTGATGGCCTGCTGACGGGGGGAGATACCACCGGCGAGGTGGAAGAGCGTGCCAATACCGACGCCGCCATGGTCGGACTTGAAGGATGCCCATTTGGCTTCGCACTCGCCGGGCTTGAACTTGCCGGATGCTGCAGACCACTGCGCCCAGTCGGCTAGGAGAACATCGTTACCGATGGAGTGGAGTGCCATGCCGACCTTCACCCATTCGTCGTAGTCATCAGCGATGGAGCTAGGGATGTTGGCGAGGTATTGGCGAGCGCGGTCGGTGTCGTCGGTTGGTGATGTGGGCAGCAGGGGTGGCGTTTCGATGGGCCGCTGCATCTGCTGCAGGAGAATCGATGGCGCCTCGGCTAGATGCAGGTCACCAGGTGCGCGGCCATTGAGCCAGCGGTAGGAGCCAGTGATGGGGTGCTTGCCTAGGACAACGGACTGGCAGCCAGTCCAGCGCAGTTCCAGCTGCTCGCCCTTGATGGAGCTACGCAGCTTGGTGGTCTTGATTCGATCCCAGAAGGGTTCGGGGACGCGGTAGATGATCTGAAGGCGACCATCACGGCCTGATGTAACGGCCCAAGACTTTGGGAGTTCACGGAGTGAGGTGCCGATGGATTCGAGCACCTCGGATGCGCCGAGACCATCGTGATCAACAAAGAGGAGGCCGCCGGATGGTGGGCCAGCTAGGACGCCAACAGCTACAGCACGGCCTGCTGATAGTTCGGATTCGATGCCGCGCTTGGTGAGGGGGTGCTTCTGCCACTCGGGTTGATATGGGCGCTTGTCGTTGCCGACTGCGACTAGAGCCCATGAGTCGGGGATGTCTGTGAGTTGATCGACGATGGCGGCCACAACGGCTCTCGGTGAGTAGCCGGCAGAGTGTGGCGACAGTTAGCAAGGTTGGCAAGTTATCTCAGGAGATTATTTGGGACGCATCTGCGACAGAGCGTGCGATCCCTGCGAACCCTCCGCTTGATTGGACTACATCTAGCCACGCCTGCTGCTCAGGGCGAACCCTGCCACTCTCCGTCTTCACCTCGATGCTGGTGAACACGGCGAGCTGACGGCCCACCATATCGGGCGTGATGGTGATGGTGCGCCAGCCGATGAGGTCTGCTGAACCACGTGCAAGGCCGAATTGCACGGGCCTGCCGGTGCGTGGATCTGGCAGCTG